GGCAGTCCCAATGTATGGTGGACAGTGCGCCGGGATGTTCTCAAAGTCGGTGGCCGATCTAACATCTATCTGTACCAACCATGGTATTGAGATGCGAACATACTTCTTGTTCAACGAGTCGCTGATTACCCGCGCTCGTAACTACTGCGTCGATGAGTTCATGCGCTCAGGCTGCACACACATGATGTTCATTGACTCAGACATCGGCTTCGATCCTAAAGACGTTCTAGGTATGTTGGCCCTGCAGTCTGATGACTCTGAATACGACGTCTTGGCCGGTCCTTATCCCAAGAAGTGCATCAGCTGGGAAAAGATCAAGCTCGCCGTCGATAAGGGTATCGCAGATGAAGATCCCAACGTGCTTGAGAAGTTCGTCGGTGACTACGTCTTCAATCCAAAGGGTAACACGGGCAGCATTCGTATTGACATCCCGGTTGAAGTATCTGAAGTTGGGACGGGATTCATGATGACTCGTCGTTCTGCCTTTGAGAAGTTCGAAAAGGAATATCCGCAATACAGCTATAAGCCTGACCACGTCCGTACAGAGGCGTTTGATGGGTCTCGCGAGATCATGCAGTACTTCCAAGCTGAGATCGAGGGTCTAGACTTCGGTTCCTACTATGAAAAGGAAATGAAGCGCATCGCCGATATGCGGATCAATGATCCCGACAAGTTAGCCGCTGAGATGCAGGGCGCTATCGACAAGGCTTGGGAACTTCATAATCAAAAGTCTAAGCGCTACCTGTCTGAAGATTATTGGTTCTGCCGTAAGCTTCAAGACATCGGCCTGAAGATCTGGTACTGCCCTTGGATGAAGCTGCAGCATGTCGGCTCTTACATCTTCGGTGGTTCTCTCGTAGATCTAGCCTCCATCGGCGCACCTGCGACGGCAGATGCTGCCCTCCTGAAGAAGGCAAAAAAGTAGTTGACTTTTTTGCCTACTGATATATAATGATCTTATAAGTGAACACGGAGATATATTATGCAATTGAATGTTAAGACCATCAACGTTCTCAAGAACTTCTCGACGATCAACCCATCCATCGTCCTGAAGCCTGGGAACGTCATCTCAACCATCACACCGAACAGCACCATCATGGCACGAGCAACCGTGCCTGATGAGCTGCCCGGAGTCTGTGGTATCTACGCACTGAATCGCTTCATCAGCGCCATGTCTCTCTTTGATAACCCCGAACTTGAGTTCGGTGATAACTCGGTTCGCATCCAGAGTGAGAATCGGTCTATCCTGTACCACTTCAGCGATCCATCGACTATCAAGGTCCCACCTGAAAAGGATCCTAAGTTCCCGTCCATCGACGTTGAGTTTAGGCTTACCAACAAAGACATCCAGACCGTCATGAAGGCCCTGAGCGTCTTGAGCCTTCCTGAGATCGCGATCGTCGGCGACGGCGATAAGATCTCACTGCAGGCCATCGACTCAAAGGCTGGCACTGCAGACAACTACAGCATCAACGTCGGTGAGACGCGTCTCGCATTCCGTGCCATCTTCCGTGCCGAGAACATGAAGATGATGGACGGCGACTATGACGTGAAGATCTCATCTAAGGGTATCTCTAAGTTCATCGGCGCTGAGGTTACCTATTGGATCGCCGTAGAACAATCTAGCACCTTTTAATGGAGGCATGTGATGGGTAAGACTGTTAATAAGTTCGTCGCCGAGTCGTTCACTAACGTGCTTGGTCAGACTATCAATCCGGGCGACCGCGTTGCCTATGTAACACACAGTCATAGTGTTTACATGCACAAGGCTTGGTTTGCCGGTGTCTTCAAGAATGAACGAGGTGAGATCGTTCGTACTCGCGTTCGTGGCGTTCGTAATACAAAGTACGTCCCTACCGGTAAGATTATTACCTACGAATACAAGACGCACGATTACGATAATAATACGCGGAAGTGGGTTCCTGTCACAAAGACCAGCTCGTATCCTGAGACCGTCGAAGTCGAGTGTGAGCCGACCGGTACTACCGCCCTTCAATGTCATCGCATCATCAAGATTGAGGACTAATCATGCTTGAGCAATTCTTATGGGTCGAAAAGTATCGCCCAAAGAAGATCGCCGACACCATCCTTCCAGCGGAGTTGAAGCAGACGTTTCAACAGTTCGTTGATCAGAAGAACGTTCCAAACCTTATCCTCTCCGGCTCTGCCGGGGTGGGTAAGACCACGGTCGCTCGGGCAATGCTCGAGGAACTTGAATGCGACTACATCATCATCAATGGATCTATGAATGGCAACATCGATACGCTTAGAAACGAGATCCTAAACTTCGCCTCTGCAGTCTCTCTGAGTGGCGGCCGAAAGTACGTAATCCTCGACGAGGCTGACTACCTTAACGCAAACTCCACACAGCCAGCCCTCCGTAACTTCATGGAGGAGTTCTCGCGGAACTGTGGGTTCATCCTCACGTGCAACTTCAAGAACAGAATCATCTCACCTCTCCACTCCAGGTGCTCTGTAATCGACTTCAAGATCAGTAAGAAGGACATGGCCAAGCTCGCCGTTCAGTTCCTCAAGCGGGTAGAGTGCGTCCTCAAGTCTGAGAACGTCGAGTACGATAAGTCAGTAGTAGTCTCCGTAATCGAGTCGTTCTTTCCAGACTGGCGGCGCGTACTCAATGAGCTTCAGCGCTACTCTGCACTCGGTAAGATCGACAGCGGCATCCTGTCTAGCTTCCAGAACATCTCCATGCAGGAGCTGTTCGCCGCCATGAAGGCTAAGAAGTTCGACGAGGTCCGTAAGTGGGTACATGAGAACTCAGAGCAGGATCAGAATACCATCTTCCGCTCCGTCTATGAGGCTGCAGACGCACACGTAGCCAAGAAGACTATCCCACTTCTCGTCCTGAAGATCGCCGAATATAGTCATCGTTCTGCGTTTGTTATGGACCAGGAAATCAATCTTTTAGCCTTTTTCGTCGAGTGTATGATGGAGTTGGAGTTCGTTTGATTTTTTCCGAAACACTTCTAATATAAGGCTGCTTTTGTATAAATAGAACGTCTTACGAGGAGGAAACAGATGTTCTACAATAACAAATACAGCAAATGGTACTTTGGTATTATCGAAGCCGCAAAATCAAGAAAGGAAAACGTCGCTGGAGAATGGCACCACATAATCCCTAAATCCCTCGGCGGCAACGACAACAAAGACAACGTTGTGTTGTTAACTTTTCGCGAACATTACGTAGCTCACGCATTGCTGACCAAAATGAATCCTTCTACAGCTTTGATACATGCTTTTTGGTGTATGAGTTTCATGAACCGCGAAAAGTATCAAAACAGCCATCTGTATGAAATAGCAAAGTCTGCTTACGTAAAAAGTATTAGCGGTTCCAACCATTGGATGAAGACAAAACAATCTAAAGAGAAAATCTCAAAAAGTTGGGACGAAGAAAGAAAAAACAACTACGCTGAGAAAGTTTCGGGCGAAAACCATTGGACCAAGAAAAAAAACATGGAGGAACACGCAAAACTTATGCGGTCAAAACTGACTCGTGAGATTCTGGTTGAAAATGGTAAACGTAGTTTGTTTGTCACCGATAATCCGATGAAACAACAAGCAATAGCACAAAGGTTCAAAAAGCCAAAAGAAATCGTCGTTTGCCCCCACTGTAACAAATCGGGCGGGAAACCTGTTATGATTAGGTATCATTTTGATAAATGTAAATTGCGGAGTAAAGGAAGCTAGAATGGCTTTAAAGGCAAAGAAGAAGGAGTCTACAGACAAGGAGACTCTCTCTACCATCTTCGGTCAGGTCGAGATCAAGCAGGACATCGAGGTCGAGCATCGCGGTACCGGTGCGAACATCTGGTCGTTCGTCAACTCGATCTCTGAGGGCAAGGACTATATCTTCGACGAGCAGACCGCCGGTGAGTACACGCCGTTCATCATCAATCGAGCATTCTCTATCCACATAGATACGCTGCACCACGCGGCGGTCATGAACCAGTGCTACAACCTTGATAAGAAGATGCAGCACGACTACCTGTTCTATTCTCTTCCTCAAAAGATTCGTAGAAAGAAGTGGCTGAAGAAGACCGACGAGGAGAAGCGCGAGCTGAAGATCCTAGAGGACGTGGCCGAGTGCATCGGCTACAACATCAATAAGACTAGGGCGTTTTGGAAGGTCCTGTCTGAGTCTCAGCGCAAGGAGTTCCTCACCACCTATGTCTATCCTGACTCTAAGAACGAGAAACAAAGTGCAAGAAATAATAAATAAAAGAAAAACTGTTCTTGTGAGGTACACTTATGACTATATTAGACACCCTCTTGGAGGTGAAGATAGCTGAAGAAGAAGATTTTCTAAAGATCAAAGAAACTCTAACTCGTATCGGTGTTGCCTCGAAGAAAGAAAAGAAGCTCTATCAGTCCTGTCACATCCTGCATAAGCGTGGCAAGTACTACATCGTCCACTTCAAGGAGCTCTTTCTCCTCGACGGTAAGCAGTCAGACTTCAGCGATGAGGACAAGGGTCGTAGGAATACGATCGCCAACCTGCTTGAAGAATGGAACCTGTTTAAGATCGTAGACAAGGATAAGTTTCAAGAACCAAAGGCACCTATGAGCCACATTAAGATCCTACCTCACAAAGAAAAGTCAGAGTGGATATTGGAAACTAAGTACAGTATTGGAAAGCGAAAGAATAGTGACAATGTTCGGATGGTTGAAACCTAAGACCGTAGTAGTGCGGCAGGAAGATCTGCAGCGAGTAGTCGACATCCTCTTCCCAGCCCTCGTCACGCAGGAGGGAAAGGACGGGATATTTCAGATCGACTACTCGGTTGACAGCAACCTGCAGTCGGCCCTTTATGATTTAGAGGAGGGTACGAACGACCAAGTCGTTCAGGACACGATTAAGAAGGCGATCGACTCGCTCATCGAGGCGAGGAAGGTACTACAAG